GAGCCGTCTGCCATAATCAATTCCCCCTTTCTTTTAAAAGTGATAACTATTAAGGCTCAACGGCTCAATTTATTTAATAATTATTTCAATTTCTTTTTTACATTTTTTACATTTTATCATTAATTTATTAGCAAAAGCACCTTCTTTATATTTTAATAATTTTTGCTTACAATTAGGGCAATAATACCAATAAACTTTATTTTCTTTTTTCTTTTCTATATTACATCGCCTACCTTTACATCATTTTAAATAAAGAGTTGGCAAAGTCGCTTTCTTTTTCTTCTGATGTTCTTAAATCTGGCAAAGCATAAATTCTTTTTTTCTCTAAATAAAATTTTCTTTCTTCTTTGCTCATTTTGCTGTTTATTTCAATTGACCTATATTGCATAATTTTACTAAAAATACAATTATCACTTAAATTTGCAAATAAAGTTTTAAATTTCCACCAGTGCATTTTTGTTTTTGTTAAATCTATTTTGTAACATTCGTAAAAAGATGCAAAAATATATTCTGCATCATATTCAAAAGAATAAATTGCTTTTGACTTAGTTTTAAAATCTTGCTTTAAATCAAAAATTTTGTTGTTTTTTTCGTTTTTATACCTATCCAAAGTATAAAACCATAACAAATTGTTTATAACGTTTTTTAGCTCGTTTTTTGTCAAATTTGATATAACTTTTATTCCGTCTTTTAATGTTACGTTTATTATTTCCAAAAATTGCTCTTGTTCGTTTAATTCTTTGTCTTGCAAAATTAATTCAAAAAGCATCCAGTTTCTAAAATCTGTATTGATTTCTATATTGTCTATTTTTTGTGGCAATTTATCAATTAAAATATTCATTTTTTCTAAACTCTATCTGAATATTTTGAAATAATTTGCAATTGTTTTTCGCCAAATTCTTTTGTATAATTTGTTATTTCTGTCAAAATATATTCGCAAATATCAAATAATTCATAAAAATTAATTTCTCTGTTTTCAAATTCTTCTTGTTTAATTTCGTCATAAGCATTAGATCCTAAAATTACTTTGATTAAGTCTTTCATTTTTGATTTTATGCTGTCAATATTTTCATTTTCTTTTATTATTTCACTAAATTTTTGTACTTCTTTTTTTAAATTTTCGTCTGTAACATCAATAAAATATTCTTTTCTTCCAAATTCTAGTTTTAATCTTCTATCTTTTTTTTGAAATTTTGCCATTGTTTTATATCTCCTTTATAAAAAATAAAATTAAAAAGGGAGTAAAAACTCCCCTTTTAAAATGTATTAAGCTGTTTTAGCTTCAAATCCGTCTTTAAATGTAATAGTCAACCAGTCTTTGTCGCTTTCAACTGCTGTTGCTGTTCCTTCAATAGCTTTTCCATTTGCTTTAAATGTTCCGCTATATTGATAAGCTTCTGTTCCGTCTCCTTCTGTGTCTGGAACAATTGTTACATTTCTTTTAATTGCATAAAAACCCGCTGTTCTAGCTTCTTTACTAAAATCAACAACAACAATGTTTACTGTTGCTTTATCGCCTATTTGTTCTTTGTCAAATACTTCTTGTATTCTTTCGTGAACTGGATTTCCTTTGTAATAGTCTAGTGTGAACTCTGTTGAAGATGTTACACCAACTGTTGATGTTCTTTCTGAACTTTCGTCAACGTAAGTTCTAGAATATTCTTGAGCTTCTTTTGATGTTGGCAAATCTGTAAAGCCTTTCATTCTATAATACTTTCCATTAACTTCCATAAAGCTAACTTTTTCGCATCTTAAAACAAGTCCATTAAATTCTTGTAATGCTTTTAATTCTTTTGATACTGCTGGTTCTGGCATATTAATATTCCTCCTTATAAATTAATCTCATTTGTATTTGATATTGTGCTTTTCCTTCGTCTTGTGCTATCAAATAACCATTTGTTAATATTTCAAGCCTTTGAGCTTGCCTTTTGCCTTCTAGTTTTGGCAAGTTTCTTTGTTTATTATTTTCTTCTATCCATTGTATGAATTTATCAAAAAAGCTAATGTTTTCAAGCTGTGTGATATAACTATCACTCATTAGATTTTTAACTGCAAATACAAAAGTATGTTGTTTTAATTCGTCACCGTCAACATATTTTTTTATAATTGGATTGACTGGTTCAGAATAAATACCATATTCAACATCTTCTAAGCCTAAATAATCTAAATTCAGTTTTGCATCGGCTTTTAACAATGGGCAACCATCAAAATATTCTCTTAAACTTTCAATAACTGTCTTTATCATTTTGCTTTACTCCTTGCAATTTGTGCTGCACCTCTTAAAATGCTATCTTTTTGCTGTGCTTTCATACGTTCAAACCATTTACAACCACGTCTTGGAGCTTCGTTGAAGTTGGCTTGTGTATAATACCAACGTCTCGCATAAGGTGTTTTTTGCCTTATGTCGCCCGAACCGATGTTCGTTTGAGCAATAGCTGCACTTTTTAACGTTCCGTCTCTTAATGGAACAAATGGTTCCATTCTTCTTATTACTTCGCTATCAATAAATTTTTGAACCGCTTGTTGTTGATTAAGTTGTCTTGCATTGACTAAGTCGCCAATATTACAATTAAAAGTTTTAAATCTTAGCATTATTTTGCTCCAATTTTTATATGTTGCAAGTGTTTACTGCCATAATCGAATGTATCAACAGAAGTTATTATATAAGTTTGTGATTGTATCTTTTTAATAGCTTCTAATGAGTCAAAATCGCCCGTTATTTCGCCTTTACAAATAAAATCGCCCTTTGATATGGCTTTTGTTATTTCGTGCAAATTTATAAAGATTTTAACGTTGTTTACTTCGTCAATGGATCTTGCGGATGCTGTTAGATTAAAACCTCTGTTTTCTTCAAAATGGCAATTGTAAATGTAACTTTTATAAATGTTTGCTCTGCCTTTTGTTTCTTTAACAAAGACAGTGCATTTTGTATTAGTAAACATTTTAAAAACCCCTATACATTAGACCAGTAAGACCAAAATATTCTTTGATTGTACTGTAAATGTATTCGCTTTTTAAATTTGTTAGTTTTGCAATATCTTCAAAAGTTGGTACATAGTAGCTTTCTTTTTGTTCGCCAATACTTTCAGAAGTTTTTATTTTGCCATTTTCTTCAACAACAACATTTACATTTTTAAAATTATTGTGCAAGTTTGTAATAAGAGTTATAGAGCATTTTTTTGCAAGTTCAAAATGTTTTTGTTCTTTAATTCTGTTAAAAGTATAATAGTCTATTTTTTGTTCAATTAATGAATTGTACTGATTAAAAAGAGTTTCGGGGATTAATTCCCCTACTACTCCTTTAAAATCTGTATAGTTAAGATAACTCATAAGTTATCACTCCTTTTTGCTTAACCTCTTGAAATAATTCTTGCAAAAGGTACTGCTTTATCATTGATAGCATCTGTTCCGTCATTTACAAGAGACCAGTTTTCTGGTTTTTGTAGTTCAGCATTTGTTGGAGAATTTGTTGCTTGTGATTTCTTTAAGTAAGAAATACCAGCAACAGAAATTGCATTTCTTATTCTTGAAATTAATGTATCTTCTCCGCCTCTGTGTTTAGGATCTCTGTAAAGTTCAAAAGGTACTTTTGCTCCTACTTCTTCAAAGCCGAATGCTCCTTCGCCTAGAATGTAAGTAGTGTATTGAGTATAGTTGTTTGTACCTTTCTTTTCTTCTGTTGGCATTGAGTCGTCAACGATTACAGTTCTTCCGTTCCAAGTTGCAAGTCCTAATTCTCTTTCAATACCTTCTGCATCTGTATAAGTTAAGTATTTTAAAAGTTTTAAGTTTTCTAAATTAGTAGCAACGTTTGAGTGCATAAATACAAGAGCAAATTTGTTTTTGTTATCTCCGCAAGCTTTTTGAATAGCTGTATTTAATGTTGATACACCAACTAAAGTTGTTTCGTCTGTTGCTTCTGCTATTGTTTTTGAAATATCAAGAGTATGCTTTGCAACAAAGTTTTTATTAGCACTTTTTAATTCAGTACCATTCATTGAGAAAATACCTTTTAAAATTGATAACAACACGTCTTGGTCGATGTTCGCCCAGTATTCTTGTATTTGTGTTCTAACATTTGCCATAAAGTCAGCTCCGCCTGTAATATCATAAGCAAAGTCAGCTTCAGTCCAACCTTTCATTCTTCCGTAAGTGAATACTCCTTGTTCAAAAGTAGTTGTTGTTGTTGGTGTTAAATCACTAACTCCGTCATAGTTTTGAGCATCTCCAGCAAGTAAACCATAATATGGTATTACTGCATAAGCTGTTCCAGTTTGTGAGTTATTTTGAAAAACTTCTTTTAAAGTTGCATTTGATACAACCGCTCTTGATTTTTTAAGCTCTTGTTTTTTAGTGTTTTCAACTGCTGAATAATACTTTCCAAAAGCTTCTGCATTAAATGTTTTAGAATCGAATTTTGCCATAAATTAATTCCTACCTTTCTTTTTTTAAATTCCTTTTTCTAATTTTAAAAAGTCTTCATAGCTCATTTCAGCTATTGACTTGTTTTGAGGTAGTGTTGCTCCTTTTGCAACCGCTGCCCCTTGTGGTTGTTCTTCTAAAAATAAATAACTGTCTGTTTCTTTTAAATTTGTTATCGCTTGTTCTAAGTCAGTATCAATATTTTTAGAATTTGACAAGTTTTCAATATCAAGCAAAGCTTTAACAGCTTTAACGTTCTTTACTTTCGCATTGTTTAAAGCCAAATCTAATGAATGATTAAACTTTAAATTGTTTATATCTTTTTCAGATTGAATTTTTAAATCATTGTATTTTGTTTCATAATTTTGTAAGTTTTGCTTAATGGTATCAATATCCATTTCGTTAAAAGCTTTTATTTGGGCATTTGCTGTTTCTATTTGTGTATTTAAGTTTGCTTTTTCTGTTTCTAAAATAGATATCTTATCTTTAAGTTCGTTTACTTCTGAACCTCTTAATTTAAAAACTTCTTGTACTTGTTCATCTGTTAAGCCTATTGCTTGTAATTCTTCTTTTGTCATTGTTTTTCTCCTTTCTACTAAGCTTTTTAAGTGGTTGCTATCACTTGTATTATTATGTCTAAGGTGCATAAATCCCATAGTTTAACGTCATTACGGACAATAAAAAAGACAAGTGATCTAACTTGTCTAAATTTACAATTATTAACTTTAAAAAATGTACTAAAAAAGACACCTTTTAAAGTGTCTTAATTTAAGCTATTTTTTAATAATTATATTTTTTCAATGCTTGTACTAAAAGTTCGTCATATATTTTATAATATTTCAAATCTATATCTGGCTCGATAGGTTCGCATATTTCTTCAAGAACATAATCTACAAAGTCTTTTTCTTCGTTCGTTAAATTTTGATAAGGTGCATTTTTTTCTAAATTTACATAAAAATCAAAACAATACTGCCAGTTTGTTTTTTCATTAGATAAATATTTTTTTATATCTTTTATAAAATTATCCATTGTCATATTCTAACCACACCCCTTTTTCTAACTTATTTTTAATTTGATTTTCCTTGTCAATCATAAACGTTATATAAACTGTATCATCTTTATTTGAAACAACTCTTATTAAATTTACTTCGTCATATCTGATAAGATTAAATTCCTTCTTTCTTTCGTTCCACTCTTTGAATTTTACTTTATCTTTCATAGTGTTTAATAACTTTTCCTTATCAACATTTGAAGAATTTATCCTTTTTAAATAACTTACTGCAAAATGGTCGCTAACATTTAAATTGTTATCTTGAAATTCATTATATACTTTCAAAACTTTTCTTTTGTATGTATCAGTCCAGTTTTTACTCATTATATCTGATAAAATTTCGTTATTTTTAACTTTAATATTACTAGCAACACTCTTTCCGCTTATATGTTTATTATAATACAATTTTTGAGTATTTTCAAGTCTTGTAGGTGTTTTTATTAGTTTACAAAAACTTTCATACTCATCTTTTTTTATTTTTCTTTTTGCTGAATTAATCATAAACATTTCTTTGTCGTCAATTTCATTATACATCAAAAGACTTTTTTTGATATTTCTAATATCTCTTTCCATTTGTCTTTGAATTTGTGTTGCTTCATAATAGCTGTACTCTTTGCCTTTATAGTGTATTGTTTTGCTTTGTAATTCTTCTAAATAATCGCTTGAATAAGGACTTGATAAACCTTCAAAAAACGGATACCAATTGTGTTTGCAATTAGCTCCCATAAAGCCAGTAACTTCTCCATAGCCTATATCTTCTAATGTTAAATATTTTGTATTTTCTCCGCTTAAAGATACTATTTGACCTTGCCATACTGAATGAGATAATCTCGCTCCTAAATGGGCGGTTATTTCCATTAAATCGTGTTCCATTTCTTTGGCATTCATTAAAGAAATTTCGCCACTTAATCTGTTTAAACTACTTCTAACATTCATTGATACTGCACTTTCTAACGTGTAGTTTCTTCCGCTGTTTTCATAGTTTACAAACTTTACACCGCCTTTTGAAATATTGTTCACAACACGTCTAACAGCTTTTGTTTTGTCTATAACTCCGCTTTGAGTACTTACTATCGCTTTGTTTAATTCGTGCTTATATAGTTTGTTAAGCGGTATAAACTCATCATTAACTGCAACTCCCATTGTATTTGCTATACTGTGCAATTGTTTCTTCATTGCTTCTTGATATAGTTCTATTTGCTTTAAAACCGCCTTATTTTTAACGAAAGGCATTAAAGACTTATCAATCATTGAATAAATGTTTTGCTCGTCTAAATAATGCTTTTTTATGCTGTCTTCAACTAATAAATCTAACTTAGTATCTATATCTTTAAAATATGGTTTAAGTTTCTTTTTAAGCTCGTTATAATCATGACCGCTATATAACCATAATTCAGTCTCATAAGATACATTTAAGTTTTTATTAATTTTTTTTGCAATATCAATTAAAATCTCGTCTTCTATTTGTTCATAAACTTTTAAAAGTGGATCAGCTACATTTGTTAAATATTCTGGACTTAACATTGTAACACTTCCTATTCTTCTTCTATAACATCATTAATTGTTTCTTCTTTTGGAATAATATTTTCTGTTTCTTCTATACCATAAACATCTTGCAAGTATTTTTCTTTTGTTATAATTCCAGTTGCAACTTCTTGTAATTTTATTTGTCTTTCTGTTTTACTATCAACAATTAAGCTATCGTCAAAATTAAATTGCATTGTATAATCTTTGTTATATTTGATTTTTAAAACATCAAACCAAAAAGTTAAAACCTCAACAAATTCTGTTAAAGTATCTTCTAATTCGTTTTGAATGTCTTTAACAGTTGAAAAACTTCTTTGCTTACTTGCTTTTATTTCTTCCGCTGTTTTTTCTGCATCGTTTACATCTGATAACGTGCCATAAGCTAAACCGCATTTGAATTCAATATTTCTTAATATTTTATTTAAGCCGTTGAATAGGCTGCTATCCCTTATTTGTGGACTAAAAACATTGTAAAAATTATCGTCTAACGTTCTGCCTAAATCTCTGAATAATCTTTCTTTTCCAGCTGGTAAATCACCATTATTTTTTAAAACTGTTACATCTGCATCAATAGCAAGTTCAGAACCTTTATATTCCCACAAAATACGTTGGTATTGTTCGTCTGCATCTTGTATTAATGATAAAGCTCTTGCAAAACAGCTTATTCCTTCAAAACTTCTTAAATCAAGATTATTTGCTTGTGGATTTTTAAAGTAAGCGAATAATGGCTTATCACGTTTTAAAACGTCTATTTCTTTAATATTTTTCCATTGTGGTATTGTTGTTAATGGTATTTGTTGTCCTAATTCATTTGATGAGTTAGACTTATAAGCTTTATTTTGTATTGTGTATTGATTACCTTTTATTTCGTGTTCTTCAATTCTGTTATAATAAACAATTTTATCTTTTTCAAGTGCTTTTATTCTGTCTAAAAAAGCAATATGATTAATATCGCCAAAACTTGTAAAACCTAAAATAACGAACATATCGGGAGTGCAAACATCAACTTCAATTTCATTTTCTGTTAAATAAGGTTTTAAACAAACACCGCCTAATGCAAGTCCATATTCAGTTATTCTTCTTATTTTTTTTATAACTTTTTGATAGACTTTGTCTAATTCTTCGTTATCTTCAACTTTTGTTTCAAATTCAATAGTTGTAAGTCTTGCAAGTTCTGATGCAATAGATGAGCATAAATCAAGACTAATTTTGTCAACTGTGCTATCTAACCAAAACGGCTCGCCGTGATAACAATTAAGCCAGACGTGAAAATTATTTTCAATGTTATTTTCAAGATTGCTGCCTAGTCTTAATCTTATTTCATTATCTAAATATGCCAATAATTTTTCTCCTTTCTTGTTAAATCATTGATAAAACTTTGATATACTTTTCAAAGCTATACTCAAAACTATCTAATGTATCTATATCACTTGTATTGTCGTCAAGCCTTTTGTCTTCAAGACTTTTACTATCCCAAACGGCACTTTGTAAAGCATCAACAAGAGATGTATTTTCATTTTTAACATAAAAAAAACGTGATGTAGTCATTAGCACGTTTACTATTCTAATTCTATTTATAATTTCGTTTTTAATTGCATTTTTAATTGCAATATTTAAGTTATTGTCTTGTAATGCTTTTTGCATTCCACGAATTAAAACTTGCTCTGCACTATCACAATAGATACAGTCAATTCTGCCGTATTTATAAAGCATTTTTTTAACAAAATCTATGAATTGAGCATTTAATCGCTCTGGAGTATCTGGTTCGTGTTTTTCACTTGCTAATGCAATAAGTTCTTTATAACCTTTTGTAATACCAGTGCAGCAAAAAGCGTGTTTTGATTTGTTACCGCCAAAGTCAACTCCAATGTTTATTGTTTCAAAATTAAAACTTTTTTCTGTTTCAAATTTTGTAACATTATCCGCAAAATTTTTATAAATAACACCTTCGCCAGCTACCCAATTTCCAAGTATATCTCTTTGGTAAAATATGC